GAATCGCGAGAGCGACGGGCAAGACTCCCGGGGAATTCCTCCCCGATGACCCCGAGGCGGCGGCGTAATGTCGCCCGTCGAGCGGCTGACTGCAGCCGCCATCATCATCCGCGACGCCGTCGAGGAACAGGACGCGAAGCGCGCGGCCTCCGGCATCGACAACGAGCACTTCGAGCAGCGCACGGAGCGCGCAGCATGAGCGCCCTCGAGCGGTTCGACTTCGGGATGCATGGCGTCCGCGTCGTCATCATCGACGGCGACCCCTGGTTCGTGGCCTCCGACGTCGCTGCCGCGCTTGAGTACGACCGCACTTCCAACATGACGCGGCTGCTCGACGAGGACGAGCGGGGGACTCACATTGTGAGCACCCCTGGCGGGATGCAGGAAGTCACCGTCGTCTCCGAACCGGGCCTGCACTCCGCCGTGATGCGGTCCCGCAGCGACAGAGCACGCGAGTTCCGCCGCTGGATCACCCACGACGTCATCCCCTCCATCCTCCGCACCGGCGCCTACGCCGTCCCGGAGACACCCGAACTGCTGATGGCCCGCGCGGTCCTGCAGGCGCAGGAACTCCTCGAGCGCCGCGACACCCAGATCCGGGAACTCACCCCGCGCGCCGAAGCGTGGGACGAGATCGCGTCCGCCGACGGCGACTACTCCGTGGCCGACGCCGCGAAGATGCTGGCCCGAGCCGGCGTCACGACCGGCCCGCAGCGCCTGTTCGCGCAGCTCGAAGCGCTCAACTGGATCTTCCGGGGGAGTGACGGGAAGTGGCGGGCGTACGCCGGCCGCGTCGACTCCGGCCACCTCGCGGAGCGCCCGCAGTCCCACCACCACCCCGCGACCGGCGAACTCGTCATCGACCCGCCGCAGGTCCGCGTGACGCTCAAGGGCATCGAACGGCTCCGCGTGCGCCTCGGCGTGCTGACCGCTGTGGAGGTCGCATCGTGACCGCCTTGATCCGGTGGGTGTCGTTCCTGATCCTCACCATCTGCACCGTCACCGCATGGGACGGCACCCGCTCCTGGGCCCTCCTCATCCTGATGACCGTGTCGGTCCTGACCCTGTTCTGGTCGTTCGGCGCATTCCGCCGGGACGTGTGGTTCGGGCCCCCGGAACTGGACGCCGAGTGCGCCCGCATCGACGCGGAGATCACCGCCGACTCCGCCGCTCACGAAGCACGCCGGGAGGTTCGGCTCCGCCGCCTCAACGCCTGACCCACCCATTCATCCGTCGAAACGAAGGGCACATCGACATGACGGACACCACCCTCGTTCCCCCTGTGGACGAACAGATCGACCTCACTCTCGGCGGCATCGTCGAGATCGGCATCACCTCCTCACTCAACGAGCGCACCGTGTACCTCCACGTCGAGGACGGCTCCGCGGCGCTCACCGCGAACGACGCCCTCCGCATCGTCGCGGGACTCATGCGCGGCGTCGACGCGATCGGGTTCCCGGAACCCGAAGAGCCAGTCGAAGCCCCCGCGCCCGTCGTCGTCACCCAGGTCATCCCTGGCGACGACCTGATCTTTGTGGGGATGCCGAGATGACCATCGACGAGATGCGCGCGAAGCTCCGCTACGCGCAGGACCGCCTCGCGGACGCCCAGGAGGCGAAGGCACGCGCTGATCGGCTCTCAGAGCAGGCGCGCGAGATGGGCGGCGGGATCCCCGGATTCGGCGGCTCCGGATCGCAGCGCGCCGCACGGGCCGTGTCAGGTGCTCAGGGCCGCGCGTTCGCCGCGCACATCGAAGCTGACGAGCGGATCACGCTCTGGACGGGGAAGATCGCGTCCCTCGAGCACCGCATCGCAGAAGCCGAGCGGGTGCTCTTCACCTCCGCCGACCTGACAGGGGCAACCCACGTCCGCAACGGCATCGGTTGGCACCGAATCGTGAAGATCAACGAGAAGTCCGTCACGGTCGAGACCCCGTACTCGTGGACTGACCGGATCCCCATGGACCAGGTCCGCGAGTTCCGCACGATCCCCGCGGCGGTGACCCTGTGAACGCCCTGGTGATCGTCGCTGACGGTGCGCCGGAGGACGAGTGGCTCGAAGGTCGCGCCGGCGGTGTGACCGCATCCGAGGTCCACGGGATCGCGCATGGTTCCCGGAAGACGTGGCGTCGGATCCTCGACGAGAAGCTCAACGGGTCCACGTGGAACGGGAACGAGCACACCCGCCGCGGCCACGAATGGGAACCCCGCATCCTCGCGGAGATCGACGAACTCCCCGGAGTGACCGCCGTGTACGCGTCCTCCGCCCTGTACGGGAACCCGGAGAACCCGAAGCACCGCGCCACCCCGGACGCGCTCGGGATCGACGAGGGCGGCACGCAGTTCGGGATCGAGGTCAAGCACCACGCCCCCGGCTACACCCAGACGGTCATCCCCGCGGATCACATGGATCAGATGCAGTGGGGCATGCACGTCCTCGGCCTCGACTCGTGGCTGTACGGGTGGGCCGTCGACGGTGTCCCCGGTGTGAACACGGAGTGGGTGGAACGCGACGAAGCCCGCATCGCGTACCTGGTGAAGCAGGCGGACTCGTTCATCGAGTGGCGCGCATCCGGCGCTCCCGAGCTCGACGACATCCCCGAAGACGTAGACGACGACCTCGCCGTCTACTCCCGGGAGCAGCGCGCCGAATCCGCCGCGAAGAAAGCGAAGGACGCCGCCGGCGCCCGCCTGAAGTCCTGGGCCGCGACCCTGCAGCACGCAGGCGGTCCGCTGCGCCGCGGCGGGACCCGCGCGGCCCTCTTCTTCGAACCGAAACCCGCATCCCGCGTCCTCGACGAGGACGCATGGAAAGCGGCCGAGCCGGACACGTACGCCGAGTTCGTCGCGGCCCGCACCGCGGTCGCGAAGCAGGCGGAAGCCGCCCTCGCCCTGTACGGCGTCGAGAAGCCCGCCGCCCCCACCTTCCGAGTCACCGCAAATGGAGCGACCTTATGAGAATCCTGACCGTACGGCAGCCGTGGGCGTGGGGGATACTCAGCGCCGGCAAGGACGTGGAGAACCGCGTCCGCAACATCGCCGGCGCCTACCGTGGCCCCGTCGCGATCCACGTGGGCCTCCGGTACGACTACGACTGGCGGTCGGCCGCGCTCGACGACGCAATGCGTCCCGTCCGCAACGAAGCTGCCCGCCGGGCTTTCGCCGAGGGCACGTCAGCCGTGCGTCACCCGCTCCCGTGGGAGCAGTCGCTCGGCTCAATCATCGGAGTCGTCGACCTCGTGGACGTGCACGACGCTCGCGCTACGGCCTCCGGGGTGCTGGTGGATTGGACGGGACACACCGAGGCGGGCGAACTCTGCTCCGCCTGGGCGATGTGGGATCACCGCCATCTCGTCCTCGCGAACCCGCGTCCGCTTCCCGAGCCGATCGCGTATCGCGGTGCGCTCGGACTCCGCCGCCTCGATGACGACACAATCGCGCAGATCACGGAGGCTCTCGCATGAAGCGCTCGAAGCCCAAGTGGCGGATCGGGGACCCGGTCACCGTCGGCGACGTCCGGTGGATCATCCGCCTGATCATCCGTGACCAGGTCGAACTCGAAGCCGCGAACACCACGAACCACGGCATCTGGTGGAAGACCACCCTGAGCAACCTCCCGGAGAAGACAGCATGACCGCGACCGAAGAGGAGTTCGCGCAGACGCTCGCGTCCTACGAGAACGCTGCGATCCGGACAGGCCAGTGGAACGGGACCGACGCCGTCGAGTTCTCGAACGACGGGGCTGCGTGGGCACCGGTCTGGACCAAGACGGACGCGTTCGAGTTCCCCGCGTTCGCGAGGGCACGCGTCCACCGCGTCGGGGTCGAGCACGCCGACTGGCAGTACGTCAGCTGGGCTGAATCGATCCCCGCGGTCGACGACTGGCGTGCCCTGTGGGAACGGAAGCCGATGAAGCTGTTCGGCGCGTACGCCCAGCGGTCCGCCATCCGCCACGCGTTCCGAGACGTGATCGGCGACCGCCGCGACCCCGACGAGGTCGACCCGGCCGCGCCCTTGACGGCACCCGTCCCCGCGCCCGAACGTGACTGGGACGCTGACCTCGAGAACGCCTCCACCGTGGAGCAGCTGACGGAGGTGTGGGCTGCGGCCCGGACCGCCCGGGCCCGCACCGCACCCCGCGAGGTCGTCTTCGAACGCCGCCTCGCGCAGCTCGAGCAGGTCGAGTCGGACGCGTGGGGCGAACCCGGCACCCCGGCGCCGCGCCCCACCCGCCCCGTGCTGCGTGACCACCTGCCCGCGTCGTCGTCCGCGACGAAGCGCCGGAAGAAGCGGGGCCGCAGATGATCCTCGTCGAGACCACGACCGGTGAGGTCCGCGACCTCGATGCCGAGTGGGAGCAGCTGCGCGCCCGCGCCGAGCACCTCCGCCCGCAGCGCCCGGAAACCCCGCTTGAGGTCGACCACCTGCTGCGCGACATCGAGGACGTCGGCTTCGCGATCGCCGACTTCCTCCGCCAGGTGAACGATGCCCGCTACGAGGCGGAGGTCGAGTACAGCCGGGTATTCAACGCGGCCCTCGCGAAGCACGGCGCCCAGATCCCGAAGGTCACCGTCGCCCGCGCGCTCGCGAAGGTCGACGCCAGCGACGCCCACGCCGACCTGCTCCACACGAAAGCCGTCTACCACCACGCCGAAGGGGTGCACGGTGCCCTCGGGCGGAAGCACTTCGGGCTCATGAACACGAACAAGGGCATCCAGGGGATGACCGCGAACTGGCACCGGAGGACCCCGTGAGCGCCCCGACCGCGCGCGTCCGCGCCGAGGTCTACGCCCGCGACGCCGGCTGCATCCTGTGCGGCACCACCACGGGTCTGTCGTTCCAGCACCGGTGCGCTGTGGGCATGGGTGGTTCGAAGCGCCGCCCCACCGCCGAGGAGGGTGTCGCCGCGTGCCTGCCGCACAACGAACGCTTCGAGTCCGACCTGCAGACGATCGCTCTCGTCCACGGGTGGAAGGTGAAGCGGTGGGTGAAAGCCCCCGCCCTGGTCCCCGTGTTCCACCAGCCCCTGCACACCTGGTTCCGCCTCACCGGCCCCGAACGCATCCAGGTGTCCGCGGTCGCCGCGCTCGACATGATGCACCACGTCTACGGCAACGAGTACCTCGACTGGAAAGCGGAAGCCGACCGAACCGACCGTGCCCTCGCCCTGACGATCGGGGTGCGGCGATGAGCGCCTGGGAGGACGCGGTCACGATGGCCGGCCGCCCGATCATCATCGACTTCTTCTGCTGCGAGGGCGGCGCCAGCACGGGATATCACGGCGCCGGATTCGACGTGTTCGGCGTGGACATCGAGCCCCAGCCGAACTACCCGTTCCCGTTCCACCAGGGCGACGCGCTCGACGTCCTCCGCCGCCTCATCGACGGCGAAGCTGTGACGTTCACGCGCCCCGACGGGCGCATCGTCCTGGTGACGCTCGACATGGTCGCCGCGATCGCAGCGTCGCCCCCGTGCCAGGCGCACTCGACGATCACCCCCGACAAGTCGAAGCACGTCGACCTCATCCCGCCGACCCGGGAACTCCTCGTCGAGACCGGGCTGCCGTACATCATCGAGAACGTCGAGGGCGCAAAGCGTGAGCTCATCGACCCGGTGATGCTGTGCGGCTCGTCGTTCGCACTCCGCGTCCGCCGCCACCGCATGTTCGAGTCGAACGTCTACCTCACGTCCATTCCGTGCGCACACGGCCAGCAGGGCACCCCCGTGGGCGTGTACGGCGACCACGCCGACACGTTCTCGACCCGACCGAACGGGACGAGCCGCGGTGTGAAGGCCAGCAGCGTGCCCGAGGCGCGCGAGGTCATGGGGATGCCTTGGGCGTCCTGGCACGGAACGACGCAGGGCATCCCGCCCGTGTACACCGAGCACCTCGGCCGACAGCTCATCCAGCAGCTGGTCGTGACCGCATGAGCGCCGTTTCGGATCTCGGGATGACGTACGTCGTCTACTGGCGCGCTGAGGGCGTGATGAAGGTCGGCCGCTGCCGGCACGCCCGTCGTGTCCGGTCGTTCGTGAACGCCGGCGCGGAACTGATCGCGCTCGTCCGCGACACCCCCGCCGAGTGGGAGAAAGCCGCACTCGCAGCGTTCCGAGCCCTGTTCCGGCGCGCGTACCGAACCCACGTCGAGGCGCGCGCGCTGCTCCCGCGCGGCCGCGGGTTCTCCGAGTGTTTCACCGTCGCCCCCGCCGATGTCGGCCGGGCGATCACCGAGTTTAGGAAGGCCGTCCATGCCGTTCACGCCAGTCAGGAAGTTCAAGCTCGAGGCGTTGAACCGAGACGAACGGTTCCTGTCGCTGTCGAGAGACCTGCGCCTGTTCCTGCTGCAGCTGCTGATGTACGTGGATCAGCTGGGGCGGGAGATCGCGTCGTCGTCGACGCTGCGGGAGACGTTCTTCGAGTTCGACGAGGACGTCACTGTGGGGCGGGTCGACGAGTGGCTTCTCGCGTTGGAGGAACGGGACTGGTTGGTCCTGTACACCTCCGGCAGGCGGATCTTCATGCAGGTGAACCCGATCGTGTGGGCCGGGTTCGTGTCCTGCGACGGCCGCGACGGTTCCCGGTATCCGGAACCGGAACCCGGCCCGGTGTCCGCCCAGAGCACCACGTGGGGCGACCTGCGGGCGCCCTCCGGGGCGACTCCGGCGAGAGGGGAGGGGGAGACGGGGGACTGGTGGGAGAGACCGGACGGGGTGCCGCCGGCTGGGTGTCCCCGTCACCCGCACAACACCGGGCTGATCCCCTGTGGGGCGTGTGCAGGTGCCCGGAAGATCCACGAGAAGTTCATCCGCGGGGAGATATCCAGGGACGAAGCAGTCCTCGCCTGGAAACCAGCAAGAACGGGGGATCACGATGACCTCCCCTACTGACGAGATGGACGGGTTCATCGAGAACTCGGCGCTCAGGTGGGCGAAGGACCGGAATTACCGCGCCCAGCTGATGAAGGAAGCCAAGCCCCGTGTGGGGGAGACGTTGAAGAAGATCCGAGAGCGGAGAGCAGCATGATGAAGAAGGCAGATCGGCCGATCGAGGTCGGAGACCGATTTGAAACGCGAGACAAGCGCGACGACGGCAAGCTAGTCGAGGTCGTCGTCGCCGATGGACTCAACGCTGTGGGGCGCGATCGTATGGCGCGCATCGAGGCGGGGCCAGAGCGCGACAGGTACGGGACGACCAAGGCACAGCGCCTCGAGTGGACGCGCCAGCGGTACACGACGTATCGGATCCGTACCGAGGTGCACCCGAACAACCCGTCTGCGGTGGGGCGCCGAGTGAAGATCCAGGAGAACACGCTCCGCGAGAAGTACAAGCGGGTGAGCCGCTGATGGCCGGCGAGGTGGTGCTGACCGTCGTCGGCAATTTGACGGCGGATCCCGAACTTCGGTGGACCCAGAACGGTCTTCCGGTGGCGAACTTCACGATCGCATCCACGCCGCGGAACTTCGACAAGGCATCGGGGGAGTACAAGGACGGCGACGCCCTGTTCCTTCGTGCGTCGGTGTGGCGTGAGTTCGCGGAGCATGTGGCGGGGTCGCTGAGGAAGGGTGCCCGTGTGATCGCGACGGGGCGGCTGAAGCAGCGGACCTATCAGACCGAGGGTGGTGAGAACCGGACGGTGATGGAGCTCGAGGTCGAGGAGATCGGTCCGAGTCTGCGGTACGCGACGGCCGAGGTTACCCGTGCTGCCCGGGGTGCTGACGGTTCGAAGGGGGCGGCGCAGCCGTCGAATGAGCAGTGGGCGCAACCGACCGCTGAGACGTCGTGGGATGCGGCGCAGCCGGGAGGTGGGAGCTATGGCGGCGACCAGCCCTTCTGAGACGCCCGCCCAGATAGAGCGGTTCTGGCAGAAGGTCCAGCCCACAGGATTCTGCTGGGAATGGATTGCTACACGAAACGATCAGGGATACGGGCGGACGAGGGTAGGCGAGAAGTGGAAGCTGGCGCACCGCGCAGCGTATGAACTCCTGATCGGTCCGATCCCGGAAGGGATGCACCTCGACCACCTCTGCCGCAACCCGTCATGCGTGAACCCTGACCACCTCGAGCCGGTGTCGGCGCGGGAGAACATGCTGCGGGGATTCTCCCCGTTGGCTCTGAACCTCCGCACGAGCGTATGCCAGCGGGGGCATTCGATGGAGGACGCCTACGTGACGCGAAGGGTAGATGGAACCCCGCTTCGTCGCTGCCGTCAGTGTGTCCGTGCCTCTCAGTTGGTCAAGACCCCAGCAGCGTACGACCGCAGCTGCAAGCAGTGTGGGGCCGCGTTCACGGCGAGGCAGTCGAACAAGGTGTATTGCTCCGCGGCGTGCGTGCAGCGGGCGTACGTGGAACGGAGGGCACGGAATGCATGAGCGCCATTGCCTACGTGGCTGCACGGTGAAGGACGTGCACTATGCGACATGCCCTGACTTTGGGATGCAGCAGGCGTACGAGGATGCTCTCGCGGCAGGCGTCCCGGGGATCTCGTACGACCCAAAGTGCCGGGGTTGTGCGCCTCGTGAGTGCCGGGATGGGTCGCTGGTCTGTGATCGGTGCTTCGGTCGAATGCGTGGCCTGCTTCGTGACGTCCCGGACCTTCTGGCCCGCTTGCGGAGTCTCGCTGATCCGATGAAGGCTGCCGTGTTAGATCCGGTGCGGGTGTCGACGTCGTCGGTGGAGCCGGCGGCCCCGGTGGGTGCTGACCTGCTCGATGCGATGCGGGTGGTCGAGGTGGCGGTGTCGTGGTCGCACGACGACCTCACCCGTGTGTCGAACAACCTCGACGAGATCACCTACCTCGGTGGCCTGCTGCTGGATCGTCATCCGGAGGACAACGGCCTGCGTGAGGCGTGGTCGGTGCAGGACGTGATGGACAAGTGGGGTGTGGAACGCCGCGACACAGGCGTGTACGTGTTCCCCACGGACGACGAGGACGACGAGCCCCGTTCGATCCCGGAGTGGTTCAACCCGCTGTTGACGGTCGCTCAGCATGCGGACCGGTTGAAGGTGTCGCAGCGTGCGGTGCAGAAGTGGGTGAAGGACGAGGGTCTGGAACCGGCTGTGCGGATGCGGGGTCCGAGAGGTTCGGTGTTGTCGTGCTTCTACGCAACGGTGATCGATGCGGCTGCGGCGGCGGCGAAGCAGCGTGGTGAGGCGTCGAAGTTCGGGGCGGAGGCGAAGACCGCATGACCGCCATCGATCCCGACTGTGTCGCCGGGAAGCATCACGCGTGTCTGGGGAACGCGTGGGACCTCGAGACCGATACCCCGACTGATTGCGCCTGCGGGTGCCACGAGAAGGAGCGAACCGATGAGCACTGACCCCGAAGCCCGCGACGCCGAAGCGACGCTGGTCGACCGCGTGGCGCAAGCCCTGTGCACGGTCGAGACCCGATCGAAGGCCGTATCCCTTGAGGAGGTGCAGGCAGGTATCCAACGCTGGACGCGGCACCGCTACGAGGCTGAGCGGCTGATCGAGGAGCTTCGCGATCAAGGGCTGACCGTCGTCGCCGCGGCTGAGCAGGGCTACTCCAAGCCCCGAGAAGCCGACACCGAAGAGCGCGAGGCGCTGCGGTGGATCTGTCACACGGAGGGGCTGGACGAGGAGGGGAATCTCGACGGCGACCTGTTGGTGGACGCCATCCTCGCCGCGGGCTACTCCAAGCAGCACCCGCCCACCGACCCGTCACTCGTGGAACGGCTGCGGGCAGTTATCGAGACGGCTGAGGGGTACTCATGGAGCGTCGAGGGCGAGTTCTGCGTTGGTCAGTCGGAGCGCGACTCGATGGAAGCTGAGCGTGCTGAGGCCCGTGCAGTTCGGGACGCCGTGATCGCCGCTCTCGGTGCTGTTCGTCCCGCACCCGAACCGGCGCAGAGCTATCGCTGCCGCGGGTACGCCGCGTGCCGTCCGTCGTGGACGCCTCCGGCGCACTCGCAAGGGTGCGTCGATGTAAACCGTGCCGAGCAAGCGGGCGCCGCCGACACGGACGGGAGCGAGTGATGCCGATCGACGAGGCGATGGCCTACGAGCTCGCAGAAGCATGGCTGACCCCGTACCTCGACGCGCAGCGCATGACCGCGAGCCACCCGCTGAGGGACGCTGCATTCGACGCTGCCGATGCGGAGGTCATGGGCTCCTACCGAGACCTGGACACCGAGGATTGGGACGACGGCCCCTACACCGCCCAGGTCCTGTGCGAGCAGATCGGGCAGGACGTCGCGACGCTCCTGCGTGGTGTCGCGGAGTTCGTGGTCGTGCAGCAGGTGCGCGCCGATGCGGAGGCAGACCGATGAGCATCGAGATCCGCTATCGCTGCTGCGAGCACTGCATCGACGACCCCATTTACCACGCGGATGAGCCGGCCGATTCGCACACGACGTCGTGCAGTATCTCGGGACGCGGGTGCCCGGTCGGAGACCAACGCATCCAGTTCGACACCGAGACTCTCGCTCCCGTACCGACAGAGGAGACAGGCCGATGACGACCACGGACCTCGCCCGCGCGGCGTACTGCAGCTACCTCGAAGGGACGAGCCGCACGCGGGAAGAGTCCGCGGCGGAGTTCGACCGCTGGCTCGCCGATCATGACGCCCAGGTACTCCGAGACGCGGCGACCGAGATTGGGGAGCACTACCCGCCCGATGTGTGGCCTCGACCCACCGACGAGCAGATGCGCCAGATCCACGAGTTCGCACGTTCCATCGGCTTGCCGGACGGGTCCCGGTTCCACGTCCACGGCATCCGCCACGCCATCACGCTCCTGCGGGAGACGGCCAGCCGGATCGAGAAGGAGGGTCGGGACGCGCCGTGACATTCGTGCTGCGGCTGTTCGCCAGTCACTGATACACTGCGTGTAAGCGATAACTGGCCCCGATGAGTCTGAGACTCTCGGGGCCTTCGCACGCAGCCGCGAAGCTCTTCGGAGAGCAGAGTCAACAAGTCCCCGGTGGAAACGCAGACACAAGTTCCGGGTGGAAACTCACGGGCCGGTTCGATGCCGGACGCGGCCACTCAAATATCCATCTTCCAGTCGGTGCCCCGGCTGGTTACTCGTCCCGCCGCCACACGCTCACACTTGACGCACATCGATCCGGGCATAGCCGGCCAGTCGCGCCGTGACCTCGGAGAATCTGCAACCAGGAGCGGTGATGTGCGGCGGGACGCAGTCTTCCCCGTTGGTCGCCTGACAGGCGGCGTATGCGGGTGTAAGAGGTCGCGTGGCAGCGACCGTCCGAATGCTGGTTGCGTGGGGTGACTGGCTTTGTCCGGGGTGTGGGGTGACGGAACCTGACCTGCCATCGTGCAGGGTTCAGCGTCGCCCCACACCCCACACCCGTGGAGGCGTCATGGCTGAGGGTCTGCTGATGCTCGCCCTCGCCGTGATCGTCGCGCCGGTGATCGCAGCATGTGGGCGCGGCGAGCTCCCGAAGGGGCCGTCGTGGTTCGACATCCCACACGACACGAACCGCGCAGCGAGGCGAGGTCGATGAGTTCCCGCAGCATCCGGGACGGCAAGGGGCACCGCGCGTACCGCCGCAAGCAAGCCGCACTGAAGCGCCGCACCGCACGAGAGAACCTGCCATGCGGTCACGGCTCACTGTCTGGCTGGGGATGCGGTCAACCGATCGACACCACACTCCCGGCCACAGACCGGATGAGCTTCACCGCCGACCACGACGAGTCCCTCGCTGCAGGCGGTCACCTGGTGAACCAGGACCTCGTACCCATGCACCGACACTGCAACGCATCGAAGGGCGACTCCGCACCGGTCGAGATCTGGGCAGCGTCGTAGCGACCCCCAGGAGGGTGGGGGAGTACCCCTCGACGCCGACACGTGCCCACCTCCCGCACGGTCCGGGCGCGTCTCTCTCCACGTGAATCTCCCCGAGTTGGCTCGAATTGTTCAAGGTGGTGCCCGATGCCGAAGCCGGAGGCGCCCTGCGGGACCTATACGGCCTTCCTGAGGCATCGCCGGCGGGGCGAACCGATCGATGACGCGTGCGATGAGGCCCGCGAGGCGCGTAATGCGGAGCGTCGGCAGGCTCGGCGTCCTTCCGGCGTCGTCTTCACGCCGGATTCTGCGGGAATCGCGGGGTTGGGGGAGCGCGGGCAGGAGTTCTACGACGCTCTCGTCGGGAATCTGACCATCCCTGCGGACCGTCGGGCGCTGATCGTCGAAGCGGCTCGCATGGCGGACCGTCTGGAGCAGATGAACGACGTCATCGCGGGCAAGGGCGTGCTGAAGCTGATGCATTTCCGGGTGCCGGGCGTATTCGACCCGGAGAAGGGCCCGATTCGGGTCGAGATGACCGTGGATCACGTCATGGGCGAGGCCCGGCAGCTGCAGCTCGCGTTCGAGCGCATGGTTCGCAGCGTGTTCAAGGACGTCGAGGCGCTGCGGGACAAGAACGGCGGTGAGGGCGACGGACTCGACGCTTTCTTCGCCGGTGCTCCCAACGTTGTCGGGATCACAACGGCCGCGTCTCGAAAGCAGGCCTGAGGCGGTCGGATCGCACGGCGACCACGTCCTCCGGTTCCTGAACGCGTGCGGCCTGACGCTCGACGAGTGGCAGGCGTACGTCATCGGCGGTCTGTTCGACGTCGCGGTCGATCAGACGTGGGCGGCGACCGAGTTCGGTGCGCTCGTGAGCCGGCAGAACGGCAAGGGCGAGATCCTCGTCGGTTACGACCTCGCGCACCTGTTCCTGTTCCCGCGGCCCGACAACCGGCGGAAGACGATCCTCCACACCGCGCACGAGATGAAGACCGCGATCGACGGGTTCCAGCGGCTCGTCGGCGTGATCGAGGCGAACCCGAAACTCCTGGCTCGGGTCGCGAACATCTACACGGCGAACGGCCAAGAGGGCGTCGTGCTGAAGAAGCGTCCCGGGCAGCTGCTCGCCGACCGGATCCGGTTCATCGCACGCTCGAAGAGCTCGGGCCGTGGTTTCACCGCGGACGTGCTGGTGTACGACGAGGCGCAGGAGCTGAGCCTGCAGGCGCAGCGCGCGCTGACGTACACGCAGTCGCAGATCGTGAATCGGCAGGAGCTGTTCACGGGGACTGTGCCCGAAGAGGGCGTGAACGACTCCGAGGTCTGGCAGGGCGTCCGAGACCGTGGGCGCACGCACCGCGGCCGGCGTACCGGGTGGATGGAATGGACGCCTGAGGGGTCTGAGGATCCTGAGACGGCCGACAGCATCGACTACGGCGACCCGAAGGTCTGGTGCGACTCGAACCCGAGCCTCGGGATCCGGATGCCGCAGCAGTCGGTCATCGACCAGTACGAGCGCGCGATGGAGACGGACCCGGAGGGATTCGCTCGAGAGCGCCTGTCGATCTGGCCGAACCCGCGTCCCGCGGTCGAGGTGCAGCTCTCCGACCTCGACATGGAGGTCTGGAAGCGGACGGCGCGCGAGGATGCCTCGGTCGTCGGCGACGGGGCGGTCCTGTCCCTCGCGGTCGGCCGTGGTGGCCGATTCGCGACGATCGGGAAAGCGATCCGGGTCGATTCGGACCACATCGCCGTCGAGCACCACATGACGCAGGTGCAGACGCGGTGGGTCGCGGACGAGCTGAAGACGCTGAAAGCGGAGCTCGGGAACGCGCTGGTCGTGCTGGACCCGAAGAACGCGGCGCCGATCATCAACTCCCTCGACGAGGCGGGCATCAAGTACCTGTCGATGAACCTCGACGAGATCGCCGCGGCGCACTCGCTGTTCATCGAGTACGTGAACGCCGGGCTGGTGCCGCATCGGCCGCAGGACGAGGTCACGAAGTCCCTGCAGCACGCCACGACCCGTCCTATCGGACGGGCGGGCAGCACGTGGGAGCCGTCGGACCCGACGAAACCGATCTCGATGGCGCAGGCCGTGACGTGGGCGCTCTGGGGCGTCCTGAAGTCAGAAGCGACGCCGAAGAAGAAGCCCGCGCGAGTGCGTGGTTACGCGTGATGGGGGTGACAGATGGATGCTGCGGGCATCGGTGAGCTGATCACCTCGAAGACGACGGAGATCCGCGCGGAGTGGGCTCGGCTCGCGACCCTGCAGAAGCGCATCGACGGAGCTCTCGTCCGGACGTGGATGCCGGACAACGCGGACGCCGAGTACCGGGACCTGTTCCGGAAGGCATCGTCTCCGTGGCTCGCATTCGTCCGCGACTGCATCGCGCAGGGCCTGCTGATCGACGGATACACGTCGGAACGGGTCTGGGAGCTCGGGTGGCAGGCGAACGGCATGGACGGCCGCCAGGGCGCCGTGAACCGGGAGATCGTCGGCCTCGGCAAGGCATTCGGGCTGTCGCTCCCCGCCGCGGGGGACGGTGTCGTCATGCGGCCGCTGTCCGCGCAGCGCACGTTCGCGTCGTTCGCGACTCCGTGGGACGAGTACCCGCAGTGGGTTCTCACCCGCCTTGGGAAGCTCACCGCGTCGTTCTGGGACTCCGACTGGCTGCTCGTCGATGCCGAAGCCGCGCACTACTTCAGCGGTGATCCCCGCACGCCGCAGGGACTCCGGGTGGACCGGCACGATCTCGGCTTCACGCCCGTCGTGCAGTTGTCGAACACCCTCTCGATGGCTGGCGAACCGCAGTCCTCTGTGGCATCCGCCGTGCCGATCTACCAGCGGATCGTCGATGCGACGTTCACGCTGCAGATGGTGCAGCGCTACGGCGCCTTCCCGCAGAAGTGGATGGCCGGCGGCGAGCTCGCGACCGATGCGAACGGGCAGCCGCTCGTCCGGATCTCGTCCGACAGCCTTCTGCACGCGTCCGGCGAGGGCGGCGAGACGGCCCGCTTCGGGACGTTCGAGCCCGCGGACCTGAACCAGGTCGTCGCGGCGCTCGACGCGCACATCAAGCACCTGTCCGCCGTGTGCCAGGTGCCGCCGCACTACCTCCTCGGCGCGGTCGTGAACATGTCCGCCGAGGGCATCGCGGCCGCCGAGTCCGGGTACTTCCGGAACGTCGCGGACCGTCAGATGGCGATCGGCGAGGGCTACGAGCTCTGGATGCGGAC